GCCCCAGCCCGACCGGCACGAGCCCGAGTCCGTCGCCGACCGGCACCAGCCCCCCGTGCATCGTCACCGCCACCTTCAGCAGCAACCCGGGCGACCAGTGCACGTTCCCGGCGGACCAGTACCCGCAGATCCAGGGCGCCTCCGTCACGCGGCTCGGCAATGACATGTGGAACCCGGTCCCGGGTGCCTCCCTGATGCTGACCGCGCACAGCCCCGGTGACTGGACGGACTCGGTGAACATGCCCGCCGGGAACTCCGCCGTCGTGGCCTACCCGAGCCTGGATGCCGACTTCCACGTGCCGGTCGACCCGTGGCCGTCCCGGCCGCTGTCCGACTTCACGGTGATCACCTCGTCATTCAGCGAGACCATGAACGCCACGCCAGACACGATCGCCAGCGCGGCCTACGACCTGCTGTTCGACAACTCGGGCACGGTCAACGAGGTGATGATCCACCACGACCTGTCCAACCGGGGCGGCGACTGCAGCGTCCCGTGGGCGGCGCAGAACGTGACCTTCGGCGGCAGCAACGGCGTCCCGGTCCGGTCCGACTGGAACCTGTGCGTCGACGGCACGAGCGCCTTCTGGCAGGTCCCCCGCGCCGACAGCTTCAGCACCGGCAGCGTCGACGTCATGGCCATGCTCCAGTACCTGATCAGCCACGGGTACATGGCCGCGACCGCCCAGATCGGGGACTTCGGGTACGGCTGGGAGGTCTGCTCGACCGGCGGGGTGAACGAGGACTTCCGGGTCAGCTCGTTCAGCATCACCGCCCGGTAGCGCCCGTGGACCCGGACCTGCACGACGGCTGGCTCCGCGTGGCCTACGACGGGGAGGACCTGGCCGTCATCGAGATGGAGGCGCCCGGGACCGGCTGGCAGGACGCCTACCTGGACTACCGGGACGGGAAGCGGTGCGCGCAGATCCGCTGGGAACCCGATAACCTGCCCGCCTTCATCCACCTGCGGGTCGACGGCGCCATCACCGCCACCTGGCCCTGACCGGCCCGCCGCCGTAAGCTGGGAACCGAGGTCAGCCACCTGCCGCGTGCGGGACCGGGACACAGGGACAGGCAGACATGACCTCCGCGGTTTACTACGATTCCCCCAACGAGATCGCCCTGCTGTCGGCATCCTTCGCGGACGCAAACGGCAACCCGGCCGACCCCACCACGGTCTCCTGCGCCATCACCGAGCCCGCCGGGATCAAGGTCACCCACACCTACGCCGGGACCGCGCCCGCCGACATCGTCAAGGTGGGGACCGGCAAGTACACCCTGTCCGTGCCGTGCTCGCCGTCACAGGCCGGGATCGACGGGCTCTGGGGGTACGAGTGGATCGGCACCGGGACGGTCTCCGACGTCCAGCCGGGCACCTGGCGGGTGCTGCCCGAGGCGGTCTCCCAGGTCTTCTACGTCGGCCTGGACGAGATGAAGGACCGGCTGGGTATCACCGACACCTCCGAGGACTATGCGCTGCGGACCTCGATCGCCGCCGCCACCGGCTGGATCAACGAATACTGCGGCAGGCACTTTTACAGGCTTGTAGAAGCCAGGACCTACCAGCCGACCAACGTGTGGACGCTCGACATCGATGACCTGGTCGATGACCCGTCCATCACGGTCGCGGTCGACACGACCGGTACCGGGACCTACGACCAGGCCTGGACCCGCGGCACCGACTACGTGCTGCGCTACGGTCCCCGCCAGTTCAACGCGCACTACGACGGCATCCCCCGGCCGTTCCGGCAGCTGCAGGTCGTCCAGTCCGGCAAGTGGCTGCCGTTCACCTGGCCCTATTCTCACCTGGACCGGGTGAAGATCACACCGGGGCCTACCGGCGGATGGGGCTGGCCGAGCATTCCGTGGCAGGTTCCCGAGGCATGCCGGATCCTGACAGCAGATGTGTTCAAGGCCAAGGATGCGCCCTTTGGTATTGCCGGGTTCTCTGACCTGGGTGTGACTAGAGTACAGGCGAATCCACTCCTGGTGGAAATGTTGCACTCGTTCGTGAATGGACGCCGGAAGGTCGGAGTGTGAGCTGATGTTCATCCTGACTACCCAGAACTGCAGCGCGCTGGTGCCCGTGGTCATACCGTCCGCCGGATGCGGCCGGGGCGGGTCCTGCGGCGGCCGGGGACGGTAACGTGGCCGCGGTCCAGAAGGTCAGTACGATCACCGCGAAGCAGCGCGCGGCCGACGTCGCTAACCTGAAGAAGGCCCGCGCCGCGCTGAAGGGCCGCCCCCGGACCGCGAAGCAGCAGGCCGCCTCCCGCCGGAACATCGCCGTCGCCCGCGCCGCGCAGAAGGCCCGCGCCGCCGGCAAGGCCCCGGCCGCCCGGAAGAGGCCCGCTGCCCCCGTCCCGGACACCTGGTCCCGGCTGGACCCCGGCCTGCACGTGCTGCCGGTGTGCGGTCCGGTCGCGCTGGCCGAGCACCTGCTGGCCGCCACCGGGACGGCCGCCTCCGCGTCCGGCATCATCACGCTGTGGCAGGCCGCCGAGGGCACCACCCTGCCGGAGCTGTTCGAGGCCGCCCGCGAGCTGGGCCTGGACGGGAACCGGCTGGCGTCCTTCGAGCCGTGCGATCCGGACTGCGGCGCGCCCGGCCTGGTCTACGGGATCCGGCTCGGCCGGGGCTATCACGCCGCGCTGTCCGCCCCCGGCGGCGGGATGATCAGCTGGTGCCGGCTCCTGCGCCGCGCCGGGACCCCGGAGGAAGCCTGGCACCTGGAATGGGAGCACCCGGCACAGACACGGTAACGACACGAGGAGGAACCATGCCACCGGCACCGAAGCCCGCCAAGGGCAAGCCCCCGGCACCCGCCGGCGATGACGGCAAGCCCGCCGCGGACGGCGACGGGAAGGCAACGCCGTTCGGCGGCAAGCAGGCCCCGCCGTTCGACCACCAGCCCGGCAAGGCCCGGACCCCGCCGCCCAACCGGAACCGCACCTCGGACCGGGCCGGCCGTACCGGGCGCAAGGGCAAGTGAGCACGGCCGGGGACAAGCTGCCCGCCCTCCGCCGCAAGAAAGCCCAGGTCCCCGCGGCGGCGGCAGCATCGTCCGGCCAGTCAGGCAATCCGGCCGCCGCGTACGAGTACCCGGACCCCGACGCCGGGATCATCGGCCAGGGCGCCACCGGGGACCACGCGGACATCCCGGAATGCCCGCTCTGCCGCGCGCACGGCGGCGGCGGCCACGGCAGCAACTGCCTCAACACCGGTAAGGACCCGGCAGACTGGATCAGCGAGCTGCCGGACGGCTGGACCGGGAGGGCCGCCTGATGGCCAGCCTCACCGACCTGCGCAATGCCCTTGCCGCCCAGATCACCCAGTACACCGGGCTGCGCTGCGACGGCCAGGCCCGCGATCAGATAACGCCGCCGTGCTCGGTCGTGATCCCCGGCCAGCCGTTCATCCGGTACGGCACCACCATGGGCGAGTGCATGGGCATCAACCTGGCCGTGCTGCTGATCATCTCCGACGCCGCCCCGGTGGAGATGGTGCAGCGGGGAATGGACGCATACCTGGGCGTCGAGCACTCCGTCCCCTCGGTCTCGGTCCCGGAGGCCATCCTCAAGGATCCCACGCTGGCCGGGACCGCGGAATGGTGCGTGCCGGTATCGGTATCGAGCTACGGCCGGATCGAGTACAGCGGCGTCCAGTACTTCGGTTCCAGAATCAATCTGGATATCGGCGCCACAAGCGTGTGAAGGGAGGTGATGCCAAAAATGCGCATTCTCATCGTGCATCCTTTACTTGGACCCGACTTCTCCGTTGCGGATGTCTTCACTGGGTGGTATGAGGCACTGCGGGACCTGCTCGGCCGGGGCAACGTGGCCCCCTTCGCATTGAATGACAGATTGGTGGCACACGCCAACGCGCTGGTCGATACCCACCAGGTCGATGAGACCGGGCACCCGATCGTGAAGAACATGTTCACCGAGGAGGGCGTCTACTACGCGGCCATGGAAGGGCTCAGCCACGCGCTGCTGACGTTCTGGCGTGTTGTTCATCAGCGGTTTCTTCCTCAACGCAGGCACCATGCAGTTGCTGCGGATGAGGAACTTCAAGATCGTCATGCTGCACACAGAATCGCCTTATTTACCAGGACAATGAACAGCTGATCCGCGGGCAGCTCGCCGACCTGAACCTGCTCAACGATCCCACCAATATCGAGCTGTTCCGCGAGTACGGGCCAGTCGCGTACGTTCCCCATTCCTACCGGCCGTCCGTGCACCATCCCCTGGAAGGACCGCCCGACCCGGTGCTGACCAGTGATTTCATATTCATCGGTACCGCGTTCCCCAGCCGGGTCTCATTTTTCGAGCAGATGGACCTGAATGGCATCGACGCGCTGATCGGCGGCAACGAGTGGGGCAAGCTGGACCCGTCCTCGCCCGCGGCCCGGCACGTCGGATCTCCCCTGGGAGAGGCGGACTGCGTCGATAACGCCCAGGCTATCCGGCTGTACCAGCATTCACGCACCGG